GGCAGATGCCTTTAGAATGTTGGCTATTGCATGGCGAGATGAGCCTACGGTGCGTACCGCGCCCTCTGAAAGGCCGCTTATTGTAGGTCCGGGAAATACTGCTACACTGAATGATATGTGGGCTTCCCATAAACGTATTAGGAGATCAAGAATATGACGCCAGTTTCTGAAAGTCAGAATTACAAGAATATTACGGCTACTACGACCGTGTTTACGGGCTTTGGCGCGATTCTTGGCATTTTCGTTGCGTCGGCATCGTCTACGCCAACCATTAAGGTCGCTGATGGCTCGGGTACCATCGTCAATACCTTTACGCCGCTGCCTGGCACGTTCTATCCAATGCCCGCTCGCTTCACGACTTCGCTTATTGTCACGATCAGCGGCACTGTTGATTGCACCGTCTTCTGGTCAGCCTAAACCATGATACCTACCTGGGGCACTTCAACTGGTCGTAATAGCGCGGGTGGTCCGCCATCCCTGTCATTGGATTTTTCCAATCAGTCGTACCTCCTAAACGGTACGGCCTATAATGCGTTTGGCGCATCCCCAGGTATCACCTTCTCACGCGGCACCAACGCCTCGGTAATTGACAGCACGGGCAAGCTTACCTATGCGCCAAGCAATATGCTTTCCAACAGCGAAGGTTTTGGTGCCGCAGCTTGGAGCAAGTTTAGCGCAACCGTATCATCTAATGTTGTGGCGGCCCCAGACGCAACAATTACAGCAGACAAATTAGTTGAAGATGCCACAACGGCTGGGCATTTTGTGCAACAATCCATTACTTATGTTTCAACAATTACATATTCGTATAGCGTTTATGCAAAAGCTGCGGAAAAACAATACATTCAACTTATTTTTCCATCCGCCGCTTTTGGGTCGGTTTTAACTGCCGGATTTCAGCTTTCCGGAAATGGAAGCACGGTTGTAAGTGCCGGGGCCACATCCTTAATTACGGCCGTTGGAAATGGCTGGTATCGTTGTTCTGTGACGGCAACATCAACTGTGACTGCCTCATCAAACGCTCAAATTCGTATAGCTGCATCTTTAAGCACTGCCCCAGCCAGTTACGCGGGGGCTGTTACAGACGGCGTTTATATTTGGGGCGCTCAATTGGGTGCCGTCACATATGAAACCGCGCCGCGCCCATATAATGGAACCACGCCTAAGAACCTGCTTGGCTATACCGAAGAACTTAACAATGCGGCTTGGGTTAAAACATTAACAACCGTAACTGCTAATTCTATTGCCGATCCAAACGGCAATTTAAATGCCGATACAATTTCGGCAACGGTTGGCGGTGGAACTGTTTTGCAAACCCTTACGCTCTTGGCCATTCCATATACGTTTAGCATTTGGTTAAAGCGTAAGACTGGAATTGGGGCCGTTAGCATTACCGTCGATGGCGTGACATATAGTACCCAAACTATTACGACCGATTGGGCAAGGTACAGCACGACCCTGACCCCTGCCGCTGGTTCAAAAACTATAGGCGTAAAACTTGCAACCCTTGGCGATGAAGTTTACGCTTGGGGCGCTCAATTGTCCGACAGCGCGTCATTGGACACATATGTTTATAACCCAGCAGCGGCTTTTGCATCTGCGGCTTATTATGGCCCGCGCTTTGATTACGATCCAACCACACTTGCTCCATTGGGTTTGTTGATCGAAGAAGCGCGGACAAACCTTTTGCTTAATAGCGCAACCCTGTCGACGCAAAATGTTACAACCACAGCCCAGGCCTATACGCTTTCGTTTTATGGGACGGGCACGGTCACGTTGTCTGGTACGTCTACGGCGGGCCCATTGGTCGGCACTGGCGTGTTCCCCAATCGCGTAAGCCTTACCTTTACGCCAACGGCTGGGACGCTGACGCTTACCGTGTCAGGCACCGTGTCCAATGCGCAATTGGAAGCGGGCGGCTTTGCTACGTCATATATCTTTACCGCAGGTGCGTCCGTTACCCGCTCGGCTGACGTTGCCACAATGGTCGGCAATAATTTTACCAACTGGTACAACCAAACCACCGGAACATTTGCGGCTTCGTTTAATGCATCTGCTAATGCCAATGCAACGTATATGTCTGCATCCAACGGTTCGATTGTGCAAAATTCTATACATATTGACAATGACAGCGGTAACATGAGGGCCGTGTACTATTCTGGTTCCGCAGAAGTAGCTGCGCTTGTGTTAGGCGCAATTGGCACAGCAGGAACGGCAAACAAGATCGCCACGGCTTATGCGGTTAACGATTTTGCGGCATCGCGCAATGGCGGAACCGTTGTTACGGACTCAGCGGGCGCATTGCCTGTTTCGCTAACCCAATTAAACATTGGCGTGGATGACCGCTTGTCGGCAATTTACTACACGTCCAATCACATTAAATCCATTTCCTATTACAACACCCGCCTTACAAATGCCCAATTACAAGCGGTGTCAGCATGATTGACCTTTATCTAAAAGCCACCAGCAAGACCAAAATGGATGCTGCGCTGATAGCATCAGGTTTGTTTGCTTATGACGACGGCGAATTGCGTCCGGTAGATGCAACCGTCTTGCTAGACGTGGTAGGCCCGTCGCCCGCTGACAGCACCGAGCGCGGCCATTTCGTCAATCTGCGGCTTATCTATGCGGATGAGGCACCAGCGGTCCTGGCGGCCCTGCAAACGTCTCCTGCGACCCCTTGGCGTGTTTGGGCATAATTAAGATGACTGCGGCATGGACGCGCAAAGAAGGCAAGAATCCCAAGGGCGGCTTAAACGCTAAGGGCAGAGCGTCTTACAAGGCTGAGACTGGCGGCACCCTAAAGGCCCCGGTCAAGTCTGGCGACAATCCTCGCCGCGCATCCTTTCTTGCCCGTATGGGCGGGATGCCGGGACCAATGGAAAAGAACGGAAGCCCTACGCGCTTGGCATTGGCGTTAAAAGCATGGGGCGCGTCGAGTAAACAAGACGCAAAGGCTAAAGCGGCTGCTATCTCGAATCGCAATAAGTAACGGATATAACCAATGAATGTTCCCGCAACATCCGCCCTACAAAAATATCTTGGTGTCATTCATACATATGACAACGAGTTTAAGAAGTGGTGCGAGCGGTCCACAAAGATCATTCGGCGCTATCGCGATGATACACGCAGCGCATCCGGCAACGAAACGGCCAAGTTCAACATCCTTTGGTCCAATGTGCAGACGCTTGTCCCTGCGGTTTATGCCCGTATGCCCAAGGCATCAGTGGCCAGGCGTTTTAGCGACAATGATCCCGTAGGCCGGGTTGCGGCCTTACTGGTTGAGCGGGCGCTTGATTACGAGATTGAACATTATTCCGATTTCCGCTCGGCCATGAAGAACGCGGTCGAGGATCGCTTCCTTGGCGGTCGTGGTACGGCCTGGGTGCGCTATGACCCGCATATCCGTAAGCAAGACGTTCCTGAAGACGGCTACCAAATCACTGAAGACGTTGAGGAAGGCGAATCAGCCGAGGGCGCGGGGCAATCACCGCTTTATCCGCAAGACCAAACAGCGGCTATGCAGGAGGTTCCTGAAGAAATTGAATATGAGTGTTCTCCCGCTGATTATGTCCATTGGAAAGATTTTGGTCATTCTACGGCGCGGACTTGGGAAGAAGTAACTTGCGTATGGCGCTGGGTCTATATGACCAAGGACGCCCTTACGGAACGCTTTGGCGAAGAAATTGCCAAGAAGATGCCGTTTGATAGTTCGCCTGAAACCCTAAGCAAGTCGGGCCAAAACAGCAAGAATAATGACCGCGCTCGGATTTGCGAACTTTGGGATAAGGAAACGCAAAAGGTCTATTGGCTTTCCGAAAGCTATCCGGAAATTATTGACGAGCGTGAAGATCCACTAGGCTTGGAAAACTTCTTTCCATGCCCCAAGCCGCTTTACGCTACAACAACTAGCGACACGCTTATACCCGTTGCCGACTTTGTGCTTTATCAAGATCAGGCAAACGAACTGGACATTCTTACGGACCGCATTGACGGCCTTGTGAAGGCCCTACGCGTGCGCGGCGTGTACGATGCTAGCCAACCCGCTCTACAACGCCTTCTAACCGAGGGCGACAACAATACGCTTATTCCCGTCGATAAATGGATGGCGTTTAGCGAAAAGGGCGGGCTTAAGGGCGCTATTGACCTTTTGCCGATTGATACGCTGGCTGCGGTGCTGATCCAGTGCTACCAAGCGCAATCCCAGATCAAAGGCCAAATTTACGAGATTACGGGTATTTCCGATATTATCCGGGGCCAAACCGCAGCGTCCGAAACTGCCACGGCCCAGCAGATCAAGGGACAGTATGCGGGTCTGCGCCTACGCGCCATGCAAGACGGCGTTGCCATGTTTGCAAGCGAATTATTGCGGATGAAGGCGCAAATCATTTGTACCAAATTCCAACCGCAAACTATTCTGGAATATGCGGGCGCGGCTCAAATGAGCCAGGCGGATCAGCAGATGATTCCGCAAGCCCTGCAATTGCTGCAAAACTCGCCGCTGCGGGCTTTCCGTATTGAGGTTGCTGCCGATAGTCTTGTGCAGCTTGATGAAACGCAAACCAAGCAGGATCGCATGGACTTCCTTAATGCGTTCTCTAACTTTCTGCGTGAGGCATTGCCTATGGGTCAACAGGCTCCTGAAATGGTGCCAATGATCATGGAGATGATGCGCTTTGGCGTTGGCGGGTTTAAGCAAGCCGCACCGATTGAAGGCGCTATTGACGCTGCCCTGCAGCAGTTTGAACAAGGTGCATTGCAAGCCAAGCAGCAGCCCCCTCAGCCATCTCCTGAGCAGATTAAGATGCAAGCCGAGCAACAAGCTGCACAAGCCCAGATTCAAGCCGATATGCAGATTGAACAAATGCGTGCCCAAACCAACATGCAGATTGAGCAAATGAAGGCTCAGGCGGCGGGTCAGATTGAGTTACAAAAGCAACAGTATGAAGGTCAGATTAAGCTTCAAGAATTAGCGGCCAAGGAACAATTTGAAAAGTTCAAGGCCGAACTTGATGCAACGACCAAGATTACGATTGCTCATATTTCCGCTAATCAAAACCCAGAAGCGCCAAAAGATGTTTCTGTTGCAGTAATTCCAGAAGGGCGTCCGTTCTAATATGGCTAGGTATCGCGCAATATATGATTCACGCGGATTGCTGTACGAAATCGAAAACGATGAAGTCGTTTTTATGCGTGACGATTATGGGCAGGAAACCGAATCAGGCCCGCAAGTCATTAGGGACATTGAACCATACAAAAGCATGGTTGATGGCAGCATGATTACCAGCCGATCTCATCATCGTGAACACCTTAAGCGGCACAATTGCTTTGAGGTGGGTAACGAGAAAATGGAAAGCCGTCCACCGACACCACCATCGTCAATGGATCGGCGCATAGCGTTGCACCGTCAATTAGGTGACATGAGCGACCGTCAGGCCAACAAGATACTGGCGCAACTTAGAAAGTAAGGAATAATATGAGCATCGAAGAAACTGGTCACGAGGTCGATGATTCTGCTATTGATCGCAAGGAATTGCTTGCTCAGCAGTTTGACGAAGTATCTGAACAGCAAGACGATCCTGTAGAAATTGAAGCCGTTGAATCCGAAGAAATAGAAGAAGAAGCCGAGGAAGAAGTTGAGGAACCTATCTGGAAGCGTCCTCCTTCAAGTTGGAAAAAAGAGTTCCACGAAACCTGGCAGACAGCCGATCCTAAGCTACAGGAATACGCCTGGCAGCGGGAAGAAGAAATGCGTAAGGGCGTTGAGCCCCTTATCACCAAAGCCCAGTATGCTGATCAAGTGCAAAAGGCATTTGAGCCATATATGGACACCATTCGCGGCAATGGTTCCAATCCCATTGAAGCCATTAAGGGTCTTATGGAAGCGGATCGCGTTATGCGGTTTGGCAATCCACAAGAAAAGCAAAACTTCCTGCTTAGCTTAGCCAACAATTATGGCATTGATTTAAACGGCGCGGCACCGCTTCAGACGGGCCCAATTGACCCAAAGGTCATCGCGCTTCAGAACGAACTCAACAATATCCGTGGCGAAGTTTCTGGCTGGAAGCAACAACAGGAAGAAGCAGAAACGCAAGGCTTGCTTTCGCAGATTGATCAATTTGCACAAAAAGCGGAATATTTTGAAGAAGCGCGGCCAACTATGATCCAGCTTCTTCAAAATGGTATTGTCAACACTCTAGAAGAAGCCTATGAAAAGGCTATCCGCCTTGACGACAATCTTTTTTCTGAAATTCAGCAAAGCCAACAAGCCAAACTGGAAGCGGAAAGAAGGGAATCGGCCAATCGGGCTGCGAAAGCGGCTAAGGCAGCAGCGGTCAGCGTTAGAAGTTCCACACCAGGAGTTCCCACGGCTACCAAAGCGCAAGACAGACGGACAATGCTGTTTGAGCAGTTCAACAGTATGAATGACCGTCTTTGATTTAACTGGGAGAGATTAATATGGCATTCGCCAATTCCTCGATCAGCGACATCATTGCGACTAATATCCAAAGCCGCAGTGGTGAACTCGCTGACAACGTGACGAACAACAACGCCTTGCTTCGCCGTCTTAAGGACCGTGGCAACGTCAAGACGTTCTCCGGTGGTAACGTGATTTTGCAAGAAATCATGTACAACGACTCCACGACCAACAACACCAACAGCTATTCCGGCTATGAAGTGTTGAACGTCTCGCAAAATTCGCCAATCTCGGCTGCTCAATTCAGCATCACCCAATATGCTTCGGCTGTTACCATTTCCGGCTTGGAAATGATCCAAAACAGCGGCAAGGAAGCCATTATTGACCTGCTTGATGGCCGCATGAATGTGGCTGAGGCCCAATTGGCCAACCGTCTTGGCGGCGACATCTATCTTGATGGGACTGGCAACAGCGGCAAGAACATCACGGGTCTGGCTGCGGCTGTTCCTGACGCGCCTTCTTCCGGCACTTACGGCGGCATTAACCGCGCCTCGTTCTCCTTCTGGCGTTCGGTTAAGTATTCGGGCGGTACCGACGGTGGTTCGGCTGTTACGGCTTCCAACATTCAGCAGTACATGGACGCACTCGCCGTCCAACTTATTCGTGGTACGGATAAGCCTGACTTGATTGTGGCCGACAGCAACTATTACCGCCTGTATCTTCAGTCTCTGCAATCCATCCAGCGTATTTCGGACTCCGGTTCGACCGCCGCTGGCGCTGGCTTTGCTTCGCTGAAGTATTACGGTGCTGGTATGGCTTCGGACGTTGTACTTGATGGTGGTATCGGTTCTGCCGCTACCGCGAACCACATGTGGTTCCTGAACACCAAGTATTTGATGTTCCGTCCTCACGTTGACCGTAACTTCGTTCCAATCGGCGGCGAACGTCAAGCCGTTAACCAAGATGCCATTGTGAAACTGATCGGTTGGGCGGGTAACTTGACCTGCTCCGGCGCTCAGTTCCAAGGCGTGTTGATCGCTTAATTAGGGAGATTTGAATCATGGCTAGTACTTTTGCTGCAACTCCTAGCATTGGCGTTACATTTACCGACCGCAACACCACCCCTGCTTTTGCTGTTGGTACGCCTATGTTGGGCAACCTAAACGACACTTGGGTCTACGTTAAGGCTACGGAAGCGGTTGCCACTGGCACCTGTTCGGTTGACTCGTCCTTTAACGTAACCGACACGGCTGGTAGCTATACCGCCGCTACGGCCTTTGCTACGGGCGAATACGGTTGGGTCTATAAGACCACATCGCCCTTGTAATAATTAATGGGGGGCGGTCTTTAGGGGTTGCCCCCCGTTTCTTATCTCCCTCGGAAAGGGGTTTAACATGACTATTCCTTCTCGCGTCTTGGGTTCAGGTACGTCCCCCCTTGCCACGCAATCCATTTGCGGAACGGCTTCTACTGGCCTTACGGCCACTGGCACCACTGCCGCTACCGCGCTTCAGCTTGCTGTTTCTTATAACGTCGTTGGCACTACCGCCTCATCTAGTGGCGTTAAGTTGCTTAAGACTGAAAATGGCGCTTGCATGGTTGTTGCTAATGATGGCGCTAACATTTTGACAGTTTATCCGCCCACCGGATCAACCATTGACGGTGCGGCATCTGTTGCTATTGCGGCCACTAAGCGTCGCATTTTCTGGGGAACCAGCGATACAACCTGGGTCTCCCTTATCGGAGCGTAATGTATGAATTTGGATAGCGATGTTTCTAACGCCGACTCCTTCATGATGGTGGAGTTTTACGAAAACAATTATGATACCGATTATCCGGGGTCAATTTTTGTTAGGATTATGAATCCAGGCGACAAGACAAACATTGTAGAACAGCCTTTGCGGGAAGATCATAAGACTCGGTTTGCCCGCCAATGGCTACATTTCCAATCTAAAAACTCCGGCGCCGCCTTTATCGGTACGCCTTTAGAAAAGTGGAATGAAGATCAACCCAAAGAATTTAACCATATGCAAATGTCTGAAATG